GAACAGCTAAAGCTGGCAATAGTTTTGCTGAAACTAAACCTTGCAGCACGGCAGGAAGGTGTCCTAAAGCGCCCAATCCAGCAGCACCACTTGTGCCTTTAGCTAAAGCATTAGCCATTTTATTTTGTGGCAAGTATGTACCTAAATCTACACCAGCTTGTTGCGCTAATTTAATTTGTTCAGGCAAATCTAGTTTTGAAAAATCTTCAAAAGCAGGAAATTTAACGCCTTGTGCTTTAGCTGCGTTCCATAATCCCCAAGCGCCTTTTTCTGTATTATTGTAATGCTCTGCCGTTGCTGCTAAATCATGTGGCAAACCTAATTGTCTTGCATAGTTATAAATCATTCTTGATTCAGGTATGATAGGGATTTCTTTACCTGCCGCCATTGCTGCTTGTAACTCAGGATTGCCAGACTTGCCTACTTGGTATGCAACATTAATTGCTTTTGGGTCAATAATGCCAGAAGTTTTACCTAAAATAGTGCTTGGAATTTTACTTAAGGCTTCACCAACAGGCGCTGTATATTTAGCAATATTAGGAATGTTTTGACCTATTGCAGTCATAGTAGAACTTACTTGTCCTACTGGGCCAACCCCTGCCAAACCTTCAATGCCTGATTGATGCAATAATTGACCTGCTTTACCTAATAAACTATCTGCTGGTGTTTCACCACCATAAGCAAGGTCTTGCATAGAACCATATTTGCCACCTGATAATGCTTGTGCAGTTTTATCTAAAAAACTTTTAGGCTTAGGCTGTTGATAAGTAGCTGACATAGGCGTTGGAATATCGCCTGTATAATTTGACATGCTACGTTGTAAATGATTAAGTCCTTCATTAGATATTTTACTTAAATCATTGGCTTGCAATGCCATCAAATCTGAATCTGATAGTTTACTTAAGTCCATTATTTGCCCCTTCTGCGAGCAATTTCAGCAGCAATATCGTCTGATGATGGCAACCCTGCTGGCTTACCACGTCCGCTAATTTCACCTCGCATATCTGCTCTAACTTGAGAAGGTGATTTTCTAGCGGCTGCAATTTCTTGGTTAAGCATATTTAATGTAGTTTGATATGATTCATTGTTCATAGCCGTTGACAACAATTTACGGGCATGTTCTTTGTCAGATACGTTAGGAACACCTGTAGGGCTAATTGCACGAGCGTAGGTATTAACTACACCATTGTTGGCAACAGCAAATTGACGTAAATTAGGGTCATTGGTTTGTTCATCAAACATAACTTGAACTTTGCCAAAAGGTAACAATCCACTTCTAGCTACTTGCGTAGATGCTTGTTGAGCTAAAGGCAATATGTTTTGAAATTCACTAGCAGCCAATTCTACGTTAGCACCTCTAACGCCAAGTGTTCTTTCACCAGCTTTTGAGCCAAAGAATTCAGCATTGGCAGCAGCAATATCTTTTCCTGACAGTCCATTTGCTAACATTTTTTGATTCATTACTTGACGAATAGCTAAACGATTTTTAGCCCCTTGTGTTCCAGAACCCATGCCTGTAAATACGCTTGTATCGCCAGTTAAAGCTTGGTCTGCTAACATGTTTACTACAGCAGCATCCATAGGCATTTCTGATTCAGGTTTAAATCTAGCTCCACGGCCTACTTCTTTCCAAGTGCCATCTTTTTGTAATTCTTGTTGAATTTCATTGCCGCCTTGCATAATTGTGCGGAATGGAGGTGCTTTAAATGCTTCAGGTTTTACATTAGGAACTAAATCTGAATATTTTTTAGTCTGTGCAAATGTATTTAAAGATTCAGGAGTAAAATCAGATGGAGTTACTGTGCCAAACAATTTATTTTCTTTTTCAGGCGCTGCATAAAGAACTTTGCCTGTTTTAGAAATAAGATTGTTACCAACAACAAGTGGAGTTTCTTCTTTAAATTGATTCGTAAGATTAGCTTCAAGAAATTTAGGTGCAAGCTCAGGCATTGTTTGCAGCACTCTAGCCATGTATTCTTTTTGATTAAGTGGAGTAGTTTGCTCCATGCCAGGCATATTGCCAGCTTCATTGTAATCCACAGATTCAGTTTTGCCTTGACCAAGGTCTGTTAATAAATTAGCTAATTTAGCTTGTTTAGTCTTTTGATACTCACCAAACTGATTTAGCGCTTCACGCTCTTGTTTGCCACCTTGATATTTACCATAAGCATTAGCTAAATATTGCGTCCATGAGGGCGCTACGTAATGGCCTGATACCATTTGACCTTCAGGCATGGCTTGTTGCTGTAATGCCTCTGCCATTTTAAGTCTGCGTTTAAGTTCCATTTGCATAGCAGTATCGTCAGCAGGCAAGGCTGTTTCTTGCATAGGGGCTGTATTGCCGCCAAACATTGAATTGATAAATTCCATGTTATTTCCTTCCTGCATATGCTGCGCCAATATTCATTAATCCACCTAAAAAGCTACCTGATGCTGCATTATTAGCATTAGTTTGTGCTAATTGAGCATTATATTGTTGCCCTGTTGCGCCTAATAAATCAGCGCCAGCAGTTGTAGCTTGTTGAGGAACGCTAACATAGCTAGGAGCTTGCACTTGTGAGCCTGTACGTAAAGCATTAATTACGTTAATAGGTTGCATTTGATTGTAACCTTGTTGACCAAACGCTTGTTGATTTGCTTGTAAGCCAACACCCATGCCACTTGTAATAGCACCAAGTTGACGGTCGTTTTGACCCATCTGCAATGTACGTTTAGCATTATTGTAAGCTTCTGTTCCTTGTGCAATACCTTGATTGGCTAACTGTGCATCTGACATTTCATTTTCTTGTGAAATTTGAGGTGCAAGTCTACGCATAATAGCGTCAGAGTATGTTTCGCCTGGATTAATGCCTACTTGTGGAAGTTTAGACATATCAATGCCTGGCTTTGCCATTAAGCCGCCAGCATAATTTAAGCCTTGTTGTGCAGTATCTAACAACCCTGAACTTAAACCTTGATTTTGTTCTAATATTCTTTGTTGTGCAGGAGTAAGCGTTTGATTGGCCGTGTACATATCATTGCCGTAAGAATCTTTACCGCTAATGTTGTATGTTAAGTTTCCATAAGGTGTTACTTGATTAACTCGATTGGCAGCAGCAGTAGCGCGTGCAGCTTCTAAATTGCCAGCAGCAGTTTCTTTAGCTGCCCCAACATAATCAGGTGGAGGAGGCGCATCATCTTTACCAATACCGTTGGCCATTGACATAAAAGGGTTACTAGCCCCTTGCAACCTTAATAATCTAAACTTATTTAGCATATCTTTTTCCTAATTTTAAAAAACGGCAATCTTCAGGCCACATTACATAAATAATTGCATCATCATTTGGAAAGTATTTTCTTAACAATGCTTCTCTTTTGAATCCTAATTTTTCATTAAGCGATATTGCTTTTTCGTTTGATGTTTTAACAATACCTGTCAATCTTGTTACTTTTAATTGGTTAAATGGATAATTAAATACAGCCCAATAAAACTCTCTTGATACTAGCTTAGGTTCATCTATTCTTGAATGAATACAAATAGATGATTTAGTAAAATTATCGTAAACAACACCTGCAATTAGCTTTCCATCTTTTATTTCGCCTATTGCTGCATACAAATAATTACCATCACCGCCAGCCTTTTCAACCACCCAGCGACCAACTTCTTCGCCTGTAACAATCATAGGATTGCGCCACCTTCAATAACTAAATCTGTAGATACCCATCTTACTTGAATACCTGAACATGATGTTTTAACAATAGGCGCACCATAATAGCCTACGCCATACAAGCCTTGCCAATTTTGTAATACATTTAAGCCACCGCCCCATAATGCTGCATCCCATATAGCATTATCCCATTTAGCATAGGTGCTTGGAGCATAAGTAAGCGATGTTGTAGGAATGTTAATATTAAAGTCAATATTAATGCCAGCAAAGATAGCAGGTTGTCCGTCTGTTCTGAAAATAGGGCGTGACATAGTAAAGCGTTTAAGCCTACCTGCACTATTAAAGTTATTAAAAGCTTGAAGTCCTACTGCTGTAATGTTGCTTACATCATCAATTGCACCAAAATAAGCATGCGCTACATAACCATTGCCGCCAAAGTAAGGCTCATCGTTAAACATTTCCATGCAGTTAGCGTTCCAGCCTGTGTAATTACACCAAGCGCCTGTAATCGTATTCATTACATATTGTTGCTGATTGTTGCCTTCTTGCACAGGTACATTAATCCACAATTGATTAATTGTAGGAACGTACATAGTCTGCCAGCCAAAGTTACTTGCGTAATTGGTGACGGCTTCTGAAATAGCGTATTGAATCTTGTCTGTAATAGCGACACGAGGTTGTACACGTGATGATTGCAAAGCGCCTGACAATGGCACTACGCCATCTTGCGTAATAATAAGCATATCACCAGCGTATTTATACATGCTTCTAGCGCCTACAGGA